CTGGGAACCAAAAGTAGAAGGGCCTGTAAACCTTTCAGAGGTTAAGCAATGGATTCAAAACCTTCGTAGACTTGGCTTTAACATTGGAATGGTCTCGTTTGACCGTTGGCAATCATTTGATATTCAGAATGAGTTGAAGCAGGTAGGAATGAGAACTGAGACTGTTTCTGTTGCTAAAAAACATTATGAAGATATGGCTATGCTTGTATATGAAGAGAGACTTGCTATGCCAGCCATTGATCTTCTATTTGAGGAACTTACTGAACTAAAGATTATGAAAAACAATAGAGTTGACCACCCTAGAAAATCCTCCAAGGACTTGGCGGATGCTGTGTGTGGAGCAATATTTGGGGCAATATCACATACCCCAAAGGATCTAAATCAAGAAATTGAGATCCATACATTTAGGGATCGACCAAAAGTTGACACCTTTCAAGACAACGTGATACAATATAAACCTATGCCAAATGAAGTAAAAGATTATTTGGATAGATTTAATCTACTATAAAAAAATAAGGAGCAAGATGAATTCATTTAAGAAAATCGCCCTTGGACTCGCTGCAGCAATGTCCGTTGGCGTACTAACCGCACTTCCGACAAGTGCTTCTGTAATCGGGCCATCGCTTACAATTGATTCCGCAACGGACGCAATTACAGCAGGTGAAACCGCAACAGCCGTAGTTACTTTGTCGTTTATTTCAGAAACAGCAGCAGATACAGCAACGGTGCTCTCTGCTATGTTCGCACAGCCAACAGGCTCAAACAAGTCAGCAACACTAACGTTGCTTGAGACTACTACTTCAACAGTGGCAATCGCTGCTGGAAACCTTTCCGCTGATGTTAACTCAACAGTTGGAACACCAGGATATGTAACTGCAAAGTTCACAGTATCTTTGGTTGCACCAACAGTTGCAGGTACATACGAAGCAAGAATTATTACAACACGACCATCAACTGGTCCTTCAGTTGCTTGGACAGTAACAGTTAAGGCAGCAGATATTACACCTGCTGCAGCAACAACAACTTCCATTCTAAATGCTGGTGAAGTAACTACTGCAACTGCAGATGCTTCAGTATACGCACCAAAGGCGACATCTACAGATGCAGCAGCAGTAATTGTTGTTACACCTAAGAACGCAGCAGGTGGATCAGCAACTGAGTCAATCCTAGCAACAGTATCAGGAACAGGTTTGATTGGTTATGGCACAAATGCTACAACTATCTCTGCTCTTGGTCGTGCACTTGTAATTCCTTCAGGAAACCACATTGGTGTATTTGCTGACGGTACAGCAGGAGTTGGAACAATTACTCTTACAACACTTACAGGTACAGTACTTGCAACAGAGAAGGTAACATTCTATGGAGATATTGCTTCAATCGTTGCAACTCCAGTTAAGTCTGTTATCTCAACAGGTGCAAATGTTTCAACAGTTAAGGCAGTTGCATACGATGCATCAGGCGTAACAGTTGGAGCAGGAACACTCAATGCTTTCTCAAGCAACACAGCAGTCGTATCTGATTCAGGTACAGCAGCAACTATCGTTAACGGAGAAGCCCTATTTACACTTACAGGTGTCGCAACAGGCGGAGTAGCAGTTACAGTTAAGTCTGGAATTGTCTCAGCAATTGCAGTACCAGTACGTGTGGAGAGTGCACTTGCCTCAGTCAAGATCGAATTTGACAAGGCTGAGTATCTTCCAGGAGAAGCAGCAACTATTACTGTAACTCCAGTAGATGCGTCAGGGCTTGCATTGTCTGCAAAGACACACTCTAACCTATTTTCTACAGGTGGAATCACTTCTACATATGCATTTGGTTCAGGATCAGATGTTCTAACTGGAGTTTCTATAACAACAGATACATCAACAGTTAAGACATTCAAGGTATTCATGCCTTTGACTGAAACTGAAGTTAAGATCTCAGCAACAGGCGGTTCATCACTTCCTGTAGCAGGTCAGGTTGTAGTCTCTGCATCAGCAAAGGTTACAAACAAGGCAGCAGATGCTGCAAAGGATGCTGCAAAGGCAGCAGATGCAGCGGTCCTCGCAGCAGAAGCAGCAACTAAGGCAGCAGATGCAGCAACACTAAAGGCTCAGGAAGCAGTAACAGCAGTTGCTACTCTATCAGCACAGGTTGCATCACTAATTGCTTCACTTAAGAAGCAGTTGACATCACTTACCGCTTTGGTCGTCAAGATCCAGAAGAAGGTTCGTGCTTAATTAATCCAAC